TTACCCCTTTTAGTTATCACTGCACATCGCAGTAACTACACTTTAATTAAGTTTTCTTAACTATGCAAGCTTTTTTTAAAATATTTTTATTTGTTGCTTTTTTACAACATACCTTCCCCAAGGGTGATAAGCCATCCTCTAGCTTACCTACCTGACCCATATTTAATAAATAAATACCAGTCCTACCTGAGTTAATGTTCATCAATAAGAAGTTTGTCTATCACCACTGGCCTTCTTATTTTGTGTAGTACCCATTTAAGTCTACGAGGCATGCAGAGGGGTGCAACTCTAGCCTGTCTTTCCTTCCACGCCACCGATGCAGGTGCTTGGTATCGTCTGGAGTACGATTACGGAATAGAAAACAAAAAACCCCTTAAAAGGTACTTTGTTGTAGAGAAAGGCATTTAATTAAACGTTCCCAGACGCTTAAAAAAATGTCCTTAACAAAATACCCATTAAGGGGTTCTCACTCTGCGTTCTCTACTCCGCAATGAGTTAAGTATAACAAAATTTCTAGCTATTGCAACTCAGGCCAAATCATTGACCAATTTTCTATATCTTTCCTAGTCATCAGGCCGTGGCTTTCTTTTTCAAGCAATGCCCCCATCAACACAATCTTGTCGTATGGAATACCTTTTTTACGCCACTGGGCTACTGCTGGAGGCTTGACCTTACATAATCTGGCTACTTTATTTGTGCCGCCTAATAGTTCAATAATTTGTTGGTCTGTTAGTTTCATGCAACACATCTTAACAAATGTAAATATATTTTACAAGGGGCTTGACATATCTATTAATTACGCTTAATATTTAATTACTGCAATGTCGCAGTGATAAAAAGGAATAAACATGGATGAACAAGCAGCACTTCATAACGACAGACTCCAAATGGAACATGAGTTGGAGGACATATTTGACCACCTAGAAGATGGTGTCATGCTTACATTGGAAGAAATTGACATCTTACGCTTTCATTGTGGCTTACCTAAGAAATCACGGTTAGACCCTGTAACTCAATCACTCATGAATGTATTCAATGAGTTCAACACTATTTTTGGAGTAAAAAAATGATTATTGATAAATTTGACGAATCTACGTCTGAAAAAAAATTCCGCAATCCAGAACCTGGCAGCTATGTTGCACGTTTGTTTTCAATTATTGACATTGGCCATCAACAAACTACCTGGAATGGCAACACTAAAATCCAACACAAAATTCTATTTAACTGGGAATTGTTTGGTGAAGACTCTAACGGCCCATTAGAAATTCAAGGCAAACCGCTAACAGTGTTCAAAAAGTACACACTTAGCAATCATCCAGAGTCATCATTAATGGCTGACCTTAAAGCCTGGGGAGGCAAAGAAGTTCCATTGCCTTTAGACCTTAACAGCGTTCTTGGTGCTTATGCTTTGGTTAATATTGTGCATAACGAATACCAAGGCAAAACATACGCCAACATTGCTAACATGGTTCAACTTCCTAAGATGATGCAAGGCAGCGTACCTGCTGGCGTTAACGAGGCATTTATTTACGAAACCGTTAAACATCCTTTGAATTTTGACAAAGTATGGCCATGGCAACAAAAGATGATTGCTGATTCTTCAGAGTATCGTGGCACGGCTGCAGCTAAACAAGCACAGTCTAATAACGATATGCCAGACGATATTCCTTTCTGAGGCCAGCCATGAAATGTCAAGATTGCAAATACTTTGTAATGCCAGCCAATGAACGCATGGGGTCTTGCAAAAGATACCCTGCATCAGTCAATAAAATTTTTAATGAATGGTGTGGGGAATTTTTTAGAAAAGAAGTTATTGAAGATGCTCCTGTAAAAGTTGAAATTGAGTTCAAATCTGTGTTCCCAATAGAAACAACGCCTGAACAAGAAGTTGCTTTATTTGGTCAAGAAGTTGTACTTGAAGAAAAACCTAAACGTAAACCAAGGGCTAAAAAAGATGCTAGTTAAAGATAAAATTGCAGAATCTGGTCACTGGTATGAACGTGATGGAACGCCAAAATACACTGTTGTTGCAAAAAATGGGCAAAATAGGTCCACTACATTAAGGGATGCCAGGTCATTATCACTTGTTCCTAGCGTAACCACAATCATTAATGTGGCTGCCAAACCTGGTTTGGATACATGGAAACAGCAACAGGTACTACTTTCTGCATTAACCCTTCCCAAACGTCAGGATGAATTGGAGGCAGACTGGCTGGAAAGGGTTATGCAGGACTCTAAAGCTACAGGTAAAGCTGCAGCAGAACGTGGTACGGCCATTCATGCAATGATTGAAGCCTACTTTGAAGGCAACATCATTCCAGATGCCATGCCTATGTGCAACGCTGTTCAAGATGCTTTGGACTATAACTTTGGCAAACAGCAATGGTTTTCAGAAAAAAGCTTTGCCCATGAATTAGGGTTTGGCGGCAAATGTGACCTGTATGCTGACAATATCGTGGTGGATATTAAGACCAAAGAAGGTGATTTACAAAACGTAGACATCTATGCAGAACACGGTATGCAGTTAGCAGCCTATAGGGAAGGATTTGGGATGCCTACGGCACGTTGTGCAAACGTTTTTGTATCATCCACTCACCCAGGCGTTGTTAAGCTAATAGAGCACGATTCTGACGAACTAACCAAAAACTGGAAGATGTTTGTTAAACTTCTTGAGTTCTGGCAGCTAAAGAACAATCACAAATAGCGATTTAAGGCCGAAAGTTCTACCCTCTATCCAAACCCCCACCCAGGATGAGTAGGCCACCTTTTTAAAAAAACTTGCATAGTTAAGCAAACTTAATGTATACTGTGTTTACTGCATAGGGCAGTGATTAAATAAAGGATTAAACATGGAAAACTTTGAATACGATTATGACGGCATCAAACTAGACATTGGTTACTACACAGAAGAAGGTGACGCTAGTGTTGGCATATTTGGCACACAGGTATGTATTGAGGGTATTTGCCACAAAGGTGAAGACATCTACGAATTAATTAAAGAATCTACTTTAAAAAACATTGAAGAAGCTTTGTGGGAGTACGTCAATGGCTAACAAACTTGTTGATTTATTAGTTTTGGTTGCTATGGGTATAGCGTTTGCACTTTTATTTGTATGGGGATGGTCATGAAACCACATAAACATTGTGAATTAATCAAGGCATGGGCTGATGGCAAACAAATTGAAATTAAATATGATGGTATTTGGACTGATTGGGTATTTTCAGAATCCCCCAGATGGCTAGAAAAACAAGAATACCGCATCAAGCCTGAACCAAAGCCTGATGTTGTTATTGAAACATGGATTCAGCCAAGTTCTAAAAATCAAATATATGTTTTTCAAAATGTAACAGATAAAAACATTAAGTTTACTTTTGATGGTGAAACAGGTGAACTTAAATCATCGGAGGTATTGAAATGAGAACACAAAAATTTAAAGAAATGTTTCCAGATGCTAAAGAAGACGGCACGGCTGCAAAGCTATGGGAACTAGCCTGGTCAGCAGGTGTTCGTGAATGTATTAACACGCTGGATGCTTATTCTAAAGGCCAAGATGCACAAATCAGGGCTTATGTTCTTAACCTTATGACAGAATTGGAGTACATAGAATGAAACGATTAGATAACATTGATTTTAAATACACGCCTGCAGCTAAAACCAACATCTTAGAAACACTTAAACGTGTAGGATTTGAACCGCCTAGCGAATCAAAGTATTTCCAAGAAAAATGGGCACGATATAGACATGCCCAAGCCATCAATGAAACTAAAAATTAACGTTTAGGATGTGCCTTACTCATAGGTTCACGTTCATGCTTCTTGAGTTCTTTTTCAAGTTCTTTAACGTGGTCCTTGAGTACGGTATATTCCTTTTCCTCACGCTTTTCATGTTTTTTAGATTCAATTACAAAGCTGTCTGATTTCATATATCCTCACGATAAAAATAAGTTTTTTTCATCTGTTCTACGGTTAACTAAGCCTTTTAACACTTTACCACCAGCTTTAGTCCAGTCCATAAAGCTTTCTGCTGCACCTTCTATATCACCACGGTTTACCTTCATACGAATAGTAGACCGTTGTAGATTGCCTAGTCCTACGTTGAAACTAAAGCTAACCAACGCATCAAACTGTCCTTGAGTAAGATTGCCAGGGCAATAACGAGAAACCCCTTGTTCAAACCTAGCAAGGTCTTTTTTAAGAATATCATCCACTTCCTCCATAGATAACGTTCTGTTCCAGCCATCTGGTATAGGTAAATTCCTACGTTCTTCTAGCTTTAGTCTACCGTGCATAGGGTCAATTACATGCCCCACGCCAACAGTCCACAATAGGGCAGGACATTGATACGGCTTTGTCCTAACCCCTTCGTGGTGTTTAATCATGCTAATGCACTTGTCGCTGACTTTCATTTTTTAAACGCTTGGCCACCAAAGTAGAACGCAATGATGGAAGCAAAGATTTGCTGGCTGTCATCATCCCATAATTGGTTTAACGCTGCATCAAATCCCACGCCTGTCTTAAAGGCGTAGATAAAGCCGAATACATCCACAAAAACAAGCAAAAGAAACATACCATAGGTAATAGCAGGCCGAACCATAGCACGTGCATTAATAACCCATAAAGAAGCACCTTTGGCAGACTCAATGTCGTGTTGGAGTAGGGCCATGTGGACCTGGGCATCCGATTGGATTGCAACTTGGTCTGTTCTGATTTCTTCAATTTTCGCTTGAGCAGCATATCCTCTTTCTAGCATCTGCATTTCACGTTCAGTCTGCATCCTGGCTAATTCTAACTCATGCTTTTTATCTTTAGAGTCTTGGAAAATATCCAAAATCTTAGGCACACCACCCATTAAAAAAGAAATAACAGTAGAAATAATGGTCATCATGATTATTGCCCCAGACGGTTAGTAGTTGCACGTTTAATAGAATTTAGTTCACTTCTCATAGCTTCAGTCATGGCTTTGAGTTCTGTTTCTTGTGCCCTAGCCAATGACCTAACTTCTTTCTGCGTACTTTCAGCCATTAGTTTGGCTTCTCTGGCATTAATCAATGCTTCGCTTGACCGTTCCTGTAGCTTAGTAATCATTTCACGCTGTTCAGCTACCTTTTCTTCTAAGGCTTCTGCTTTGCGTTTAGCAGATGATGCGTTACCTGCCACACTGTCAAAGTCTTCATACATGCCTTTGACTTCGTTAAATTTAGTAATTGCTTGATAGCTAAATGCACCAATGGCTGGTATTCCTGTAATCAAAATACCTGCAATCATTGTGTTTTGTTTAGCCCAATTTACCCACTTTTCTACAAAGCCTTGCACTTTGTCTAGTTTGTCCAAATCACTCATTTTCAATACCTATTACGTTTTGCATCCCTTTTAATAGGCCATCTTGAGTTGGGAGGGGCACTGCAAGAAGTTCCATTAGTATTTGGTCATGTATTTTCACATGAAACGGCAGTTCTTGGCTAATGTTAACTGTCGGAAACAGGTTGTATTGGCTTATCGTTTTGACTTGGAAAGCCTCCAACGACAACGCAAGGCCAACTGGGGTATACGTCTTCCCTTTTGGAATCACCAAGGCTTGCACACTTCCTTTGGATGTACTGGCTGAGTTCTGATTCACAGGCTGATTGTTTGTCCCCTTTGCATCCGTTTGGGCAGGTGCTGATGTGACAGAGTTTGCCTGAGTCTGGGCACTTGAGCCATCCGTTGTCGTTGTTGAGTTCTGCACACTCTGCTGGGTTGTTGCAGTTGCAGGTACGGATGGGGTTGCTGTAACAGACGTGTTGAAACTGGGGTTCAATGGACTGACAGGTGACACAGGACTTGTCACATTTGTCGGGTTTGTCAAACTCTTTACACATGTGTTTTGCGTTTGCTGCCAGGCTGTCCACGTTTCTTGGGGGCAGATTTTTTGCCTGGTTTCTGTGATGTAACCTTCGTATCCAGTAGGGCAGCTTTGTTGCCTGGTTTCTGTTTGCGTTTGACAGATTTTGACGCAGGTGTTGCTTGTGGTAACCCAGTCTGTCCAGACTCCTGATGGGCACATTTTGTCTTTTCTTTGCGTAACGATGCCTGTGTATCCTGTTGGACAACTGAGGCTTTGGAACTGCGTTTCTGTGTTGCAGACTGGGGCTGCTGGATAGACGTTTGGACAGAAGGCTTGTTGCCAGGTGGTATTGTATGCACCTTGTTGACAGGCCCAGCAGTCTGCGTTTGCTGTACAGGATTGCCCAAAAGTTTGGTTGTAATGCCAAGTAGTCGTGCAATAACAGCTTTGAGCATAGCTACTCCTTAGGCTTATTATCAGCAGTAGAAATGTCAGGAACTTTGCCATATAACTTTACGAACTTTTCAGGTTTTTGACGAATCCATTCATTTCTTGCTGCATCACCAACAAGACCATCAATAGGACATGGACTACCAGACATCATCATGGCATCCCAAACCCTGTCATCAGCACACAAAATGCCTACAGCAGCTACTTTTAATTGCATGTCTGATAAAGTCTTGGCCAATTTAATACGTTCACAGTTTGCATCTGTATATACAGAGCCACCTGAAACGCCAATACCAACTGTTGATACGGCTGCAGATAATGGCACTCCACATATATCCTGACTAAATGCTGACATACTAGGTGCTATAGCTGATGGAACTGGCTGGCCCTTGTAATTCATGTTCATAGTTGAATCTTGGGCAAATGAATCAGACAAAAATATGCCAATTAATATGCCTGCAAAACACCATAAAATGCTTCTCATTTGAACCACCAGTGAAGTAACCAGCCACCTAATGTGCTTAAAGCAGCTAAGATGCCTGTGGCTAACCATGCAGCACCTTGTTGTTTGTTTTGATTAGCAATAAGGATTTCTAACTGTTCTTCAATCTTGTCCATTTTTTTATCAATGGTTTGGAACTTGGTTTCATACCCTTCTACTTTTTGCCAAAGTACACCATATTTAACTGGGTCTATTTCAAACGACATTGTTTCACCTGTGGAATGGACATTTATTCATGGAACGTTTAAATACATTAAACATTTTATAAAGTTTTGACAGTTTTGTGCCAAGTTTATAGTTAACAACACTTGAACAAGCATTAACCAATGTTTTTTCGCCATCAGTCAATTCTTTACGAATAAGTTTTACTGGTTCATTGTTTTTAGTAACAAATCTTAAAGAAAATAATGGGTCATTTTCTTTAATTTCCATTTCATCAATGCCAGCAGAAACAATAAATGCTGTATTAACAGGCCGAATCCATTGTGAAATATCAAACTCACCACTTGCTACGTAAGCTGGGTATTTAAACTCAGTTAATAGTGGGGGCAATAATTGAACTAAAACGCTTTCTTTAGACCTTACAACATATTGAGGGTAAAGCTGTATTTCCACAGAACCATCTTCATTGAATGTTGTTTTGTGCAATACATCATCGCCAAATGTATGTACTTTATTGTTCTTTTTATCAAACTTTATTTTGATTGAAAAAGGTGAATAAACAGTAAAAACGTTGATGTGAAAGTCTTGTAATGCAGTACATGTTAAATGACGGCCTCTGCTTTCAGTCTTACCCAATGCCCTAACTGGGTCATTAGTTAAAAGACGTATAGCATCAGGACCATAACCGTCATACAAGACTTCAATCATCTTAGGCCTTCATGATGTATGCCAAAGCATAATATGGAGGCAAGTTAGTACCTGTACCGCTTGTACCTGATGATGCAACTGTTGTAGCAACTGTAATGCCTGTTGTCTTAGTATCAGTATTAATGTTTGTTGGTGAAGCTGAAGAACCGCCACCAAATGCACCAGAACCACCACCTGGGTTAGCAAATACAGTATGGAAGTGACCTGGGTCTGTAACAGTAGATGTTGCAGTATGTGTATGAGAAACAACAATAGAATCAGCAGAACCGCCTGTTTGGGCTACTGAATATGTAGAACCTGCAGCAACAATAAAACGGTCACGTAGGTCTGGAGTTCCATTTGTACCATCACAAATGTACCAGCCAGATGGAATAGAGCCAATAGAACCAGACCACATCAAAATACTGCCAGAAGGCACTGCTGGTGCAGATGCTGGGGCATTTTGAAGAATTGGGTATAAGTTATCTAAGCTTTGAATAGTTACATCAGATGAATCTTTAAGAACAAACTTATAAGAATAACCAGCCAAAAGCCAAATTTCGTTAGTAGAACGGCCTGCAGCATCTAAAACAATAGGATTAGTATTAGCAATGTTGCCGTTATTGTCTGTGTAAGTAGACAAATTGGTACTTGAACCAGCTTGGTATGTGTAAATCTTACCGCCATTTAATGGCACACCATTGTCATCAAAAAACTGTTGGCCATTACCAACTGGGGATAAAAGTACGCTTGCCATAATTAATCCTTCTCAATACCTGCACCACGTTTCAAAATATTTTCAATGTCACGTTTCTGACGGAATTTGCCTAATGCAAACTCTGCTACATCAGATAGACCTTGAGTCTTAGCCCTTGCAACACTTCTAGCTGCTGGAACACCAAATTCTTGTACTGCAGCACTAAATGTATTGCTTGTATTAGCTGTTTTTGTACCACCAGCATGTTCTGTCCATGATGCCACATCTGACAAATCAGTTAAATCTTTAATTGTGTTTTGGTCAAAAAGAACATCTTTCTTAGAACCAAGGTTCTTGTCTAATGCACTTCTAAAGCCTTTTTGTGCAAATACATCGTTAGGATTTAATTGTCTCGATGCTTCACGCAACTTATTAATTGTGCCTGCACGAATAGCTTGTGCACCCCTAGAATCAACGCCAATTTCATTAATTAAACGTTGTACGTTGGCACGGCTGGCTGTATCTGTATTGCCATAAACAAACTTGTCAATTAGCTTGTCGCTAGACACATGTGGCAAACCAGACTCTAACTCAGCTATATCACGTGTATCTTTAACAATGTTTCTATAAGCTGGATTAGTCTTTAATACGTTAGAACGTTCAGTTACTAATCTACGTGCTTCGTCAGCCAATGGCTTGATAGACTTCAAGCTGTCTGGCATTGGAAGCTTTTCTAACTCATTACGAACAATATAGGCTGCAGCACGTGCATTGCCGTTGCTGTTTGAACGCATTTCATTGGCCAAGTTAGTTCTTAGGTTCTCAAACTGTTCAAACGTCATGTTGCCGTTTCTAACCAATTCATCAATATCTTTCTTGATTGCAGAAAGGTTGTCTGAATAGTAGTTAGACTTCAACTTGGCTTTCAATTCTTTATCAATGTTGCTGCCTAGCTTGACTGTATCAATAGGGAACTGGCCACCGTTGGCTTGTTCTAAAGCTTGATAAGCATTTTTGATGTTATCTAATCTAACTTTGTCTTTAGCTAATACGTCATCTACAACATGCTGACCAAGGTTTCTAATGTCATAGTCATAAATGTCTGGGGCTGCACGTTCACGAATGTCATTCAAGCCTTGATACAACTTAGGATTGCGTTCATTTAGACGTGCCATCAAGTCATTAGATGCACCACGTAAATTCCATTCTTTACCCAATAAAGCTGAGTCTTGTAATGCTTCGCCTTTGGTCAAGTTGATACCAAACTTATCAGCCACATTGTGACGGTTCAAGGCATCAATATTTAGACGGTCTGGAGGCAAATGACCAAAAGTCTGCTGAATGTCTGGTGAAGCTAACGACATTGTGGCTTTGGCTGTTGCAGCATCAGTAGTCATGGCAGCACCTATGTTTGGTGCACCTTTTTCATTAATTAGACCTTTGTTAAACGCTGCCTCTTTTCTAGCTAAGAAACCTTCATTCCATTTGTCTAAGCTATTCTCAACTCCTCTGGCACGTCTAGCAATCTGACCAGCAGTCGTTTTAAGTTCCAACATTTGTTCTGGAAATAGCTTTTCTGCAGTTGTAGCAACGTTTGTTCCAACTTTGCCTAATGCAGACAATCCTTTTTCAGCTACCTTTTGTGTAGGGCCACCCAAAGCTAATAATTCTGGGTCATACACAGTGCCTTTGATACCTTCACCAATTAAAGTTCCTAATGGCGTATTTGCAACAGCAGAAGCTACTTTTTTAGTAGTTTCCCAAGGTTGTTTAGCAAATTCTGTCACGCCAGATAAAAGGTTTTCGCCTTTCTTTTCAAGAATAGGGCCATACAGATTACGCATCTTTTCTGTACGTTCTGGCATCAATGCACGTAATATTGGGTCTGAACCAGCTAAATAACCTAAAGCTGGACCAGCTAAACTCTTTGTACGCCAGTCTTCTGGTGAAATTTCACTTATTGGTTTAGCAATGTCTGTAACCAATGTTTCCATTGCACCTGGTTTGCCACCTAAAGTAGCACGTGAACGTTCACCTTGACGAACTAAGTTAGGATTAGTAAATCCTGGTTTCCAGTCACCTAAGTCAACATCAGTCTGTTTAACGTCTTCAAGACCTGGAACAACAACGTCACCATTTTCATCAATTGTTGCACCACCTGAACGCTGCCATTTAATGCCAGGATTAATGGCCACATGCACTGGGTCTTTTTTACCCAATGGTCTATGCAATCCATAAACTTCCAAAAACTTATCTGGAACGTATGCAGGAATATCAATAGCGTCTTCGTGGAAGTATTGCTTATCTGGAAAGTCAGCAGGATTAATTGGTGAGAATACGTTCTTATCACCAGCTACATATCGTTTGTACAGTTCTTCCTGTTGTTTTCTTGTTCTTGCACCGCTAGAAATAGGCAAGTCAGTACCAGAAGGGTTGAACTTCTTGTTAGTCTTCCAATCTTGACGCATCAAGTTGATACGTTCTTTGATGTCAGGATTAAGGCCTTCTAAGTCTATTTCTGCAGACTTTTTGCTAGGACCAGAAACAATGTCATCAAGACCTTGAACAACGACATCAGTAGTCATTATCTAAACCCTTCGTATACGCCTTGTGTTAAACGATGGATATTCTTGGCTTTCTCAGCAAATGCCTTGCGTTCTGACTCAGACATGCCTTCGCCAAGTTTAGCCCTTGCAGCCTTCTTGTCAGACTCTGACATATCAGACTTGTTGATGTTATCTAACATAAATATACGTGGGTCATAGTTAGCGTTCCACGCATTTCTAAAGTTTTCAGATTGAATAGCACCATTGACTGTGCCAGACTTGTCACGGAACTTAGTCAAGCCATCGTTGTACATCTGAGCAGCAGTTGCTGTGGCCTCATATCTTTGTAGGATGCCTTTAAGTGCTTCAGAAGTAATCTTGTCGCTGCCGCTAATTTTGGCAACGTCAGCCTTGGCAGCATCTGTACTAGCACCACGAATCTGTGCTTCACGTACTGACAAATCAGCCAAGTTTTTAACCAATGTTTCAAGTTCTGGATTGCCAGCAAACCATTGGCCAACACTTCTAAGACCACGGCCAATTGCTGAACCAGACGCTTCAGTAAGATATTGGTTAGCCTTACGAATAGATTGTTTAGCTTCTGCAGCAGACCCAGCGTTTTCATTAGCAGTCTTAAACATAAGAAGACCATTTTCATATAATGGCTTTTGCAATGAATTAAGCTGTGGGGCAGATTCTGAACCACGGAATTTAAGGTCTGGACTGTAGCTAATAACTTTAGGTTGTGTAATACCGCCAGCACTGCCAGCAGGTTCAGTTTTACCACCAGAAGGCAACACAGGTTGTTTAGCTTCACCAACTTCTGTAGCAGAAATAGTTGGCTGTTCACCCAATACAGAAGGCTGAGTAACAGTTTGATATGTTTTACCGCCCAAGTCTGTAAGACCAGCTTTAGGTGAAAATGCCTCTAACTGCTGTGGCATAGTCATAAATTCGTTACGTGCTTGAAATAACTTCTTAGTAAAGTCACCACCAGGAGGAACTTGCAATAAGTTCTTAACAGCAGGTTCTACATATCCACGCAATTCTGGCTGTTCTTCAGCTAATCTTGTCAAAGAACCAGCTACTAATTTAGGGTCTTGTGTACCAGCTAAAGCATGTGCACCGTAAACTTGACCAATAATAGCCCTCATACCTTGATTTAATTCAAGCTTGGCTTTTCTAGCATTTGTGTCGTTAGTGCCTAACTCTGTAAGCTTTTTAGCATAAGCAGCACCACTTAATGGGGCAATCGCTGGCAATACAGTATTGATAGCGTCATAATTATAAGAACCGTCTTTGTTGATGTAAGACTTATCTTGAATAAAACCCATGATTGCTGGAAGTTCTCGCTTTTCAATAGCGGCTTTTTCAGCTTCCAAACCAGAAGTTTCCAACTGGTTCATGTAATTGCCAATCTTCAGCATTTCTGAAATGCTAAGTTGATTTGATACCTTTGGATTTAAGTCAGCAGTAAATTGAGCAGCCATGATTATTCCTTAACCAACTTTAGTAGTCGTAGTAGCAGGATTCATAAAGTTTTTCATGCCGTACAACATGGCATATCCACCTAAATTATTTAGTCCGCTTGTGTACGCATTTGCAGCACCCATTGTTGCAGAAGCTTGTGCATTACCCATTGAAGACAATAAGCTAGAAATATTGTTAGACGTATTCATGCCAGCAGTAGATGTCAAACCTTGACCACCAAGGCCAATATTTGCAATATTACTTAAATTACCAGAAACAGCTTGTTGACCTATGTAATAGTTTTTCATAGCGTCATTAATAGAACCTGTTGCATAGTTTTGCGTGTAATCTTCAAGGCCTTTCATGGCGTTTCCACCAACTAAACCACCTGCAGCATTTAAGCCGCTTCTCATTGCCCCAGTGCCTTGTTCTAATGCAAAACGATAGTTAGGTGACATGTAGTTATTAACATCAGCCATGTCAAACGGTTTAGTTAAATAACCAGTTCCCTGTTGAGTTCCTGTAACTTCACCAGTTTTAAGGTCATAAATGTTTTGTTTACCTGGAAGTAACGAACCAAGAGTATTTAATGAACTATATCCAAGACCACGATATGGGGCAGCTTGAGTATTAAGGGTATCAAACATTTCTTGCTGTTGAGCAATTCCTGCTGTTGCAGCATCAGAGTATTGTTGAGCAGCTTTACCTGCTGCTTTTGCACCCATGTATCCACTAACTAATGTTGAGCCTGCTACTACGGCTGCTGCTACCCATGTCATGTTAATTTCCTTTCAAAGCCATAATATTTTGGCTTTCCAAAACTATTTGCTTTAAGTTGTTGCTAGAATCAAAAAGTGCATTTTCGTCAGGTTCAATCATTTCTGATTCAATTTCATCAAGGTCAGTTTTATCTGTCTTGTGGACTGTAATCCCAATAGAATCAACGGTTGCCAACGTTACTCTTTTTGTTCCTGCTTTTGACTCAATTATATCCCCAGGACCAAGCTTTTTCATACCATTTTCTGTCCATGCAATGATTTCACCCATGGCACAAATAAACAGATGGTCATGCTTGTGAACCTTACCTACAATCAGCGTTCCAGCTTTTCTAAAAAGCTTTCTGCTGTACATACCGTTAGAAAAATAATGTTCTGTAACCATGCCTTCAGCTTGAGGCATTTTGCTGGCTTCTAATTGAAGACGTTCAATCTGTTCCTTAGTAGGAACTTTTTCCACCAGTTGTTCAACAATATCGGTCATTGGTTGTAATAAGGCACTTTGTATGATTTACCGTCAACAGTAACGTTAATAAATCCAACAGGATTTGTAGGCAACACTGCATTGCCTTTAGATGCCTGTGGAGAACTAGTAAAGTTAAGCAAATTAAGAAAGAAAAGCTGCCAAGACCTGCTTGGCCTCTTAGTATTTGGGTCTAAAAATTCAGACTGGGGATATGGGTTATTGGAGTTAGTGGTCCAGATTCCATTGTTAGACATTAGTTATCCCCTACTTCACCTTTTAAGTTAGCTGATACGATAACAGCTTTAATAGGGTCTGTGACAACTACTTCAAAAATTCTGTCACGTGACCATCCTAGTCTACGCCAAATTGCACGATTTGTGTATTTACCTTGCTTACCAATGCTAGTCCAATGTTCATTAGACCAAGTAGAACCACCGTCATTAGACCAACGCAACATGGCTTGTGGGGCTGTTCCATCTTGCAAACCTACGCCAGGCTGGAACTGAAGCTGCATTTCATTGAAGTATTGACGTTGTAAATCATTAACCAAATGTGGGCATCTACGTAATCTACGAATGTTTTGGCCATTATCAGTGTAATTGTCAGGGTCAAGCTTATAAATTAAACCTTTTTCATAATCGCCAACTAAAACCATGTTTTGGAAGTTAGTTTGGCAGTTACCACGATGACGTTTGTATACGTTTTGATTAGTGTTGTATAGCCATTTATGCCAAAAACCTGTTGCAAGGTCAAAAACCCATGTCAAATCAAGACCTGGAAATGTAACAACATAGCACTCATGGCCTTCAATTTGATATGTCCAAGCCACTGCATCGCTAATATCATGGCCAGTTAATGTATTTTCTACAGCATGAGTAGATATACGCTGTGGCATATACCCTTGCATCATCATAATTTGTGCTTGACCACGCGTATTTCTGCTGACATAAGCAAAAGAATTGCCTAATCTTGATACAGAATGTTTGGCAGCAATACCGTGTTGGCTAGATGCACCAGGAATACGTTGGAATGGGAATGGGAACAAGCCAGCATCAATCCAAACCTCACATGAAACCTCACCCATTAAATAGACTTCACGGTTATTAACAATAATAGTCACTAGGTCATCTGGTGAGCCATCCTTAGAACTAAAGCTAAGTGCTGGACTAATTGGTGACAATGGATTTGTAGCACCCCATTGCTGTGTATTTGGCCGATTGTATACAAAATAGTTATCAACTACATCTACAGAACTACCGCCTTCAAACGCACCATCAGTTGTAGGCAATTTGCTAAAGTTTAATGCGTACATAGTTCTTGAAGTAACGGTTTGTGACGCACTAATTACGTAGTTACCTGTGCCGCCTGTACCAGTACCAAACGTTAAAGTTAGGGTTAACCCTGAACCTGCACCAGTTGTAGTGGTTGTTACGTTATTAGAAGGTTGACTTGTGTAGTCACCAGGATTGACAACTGTTAAGCCTGTTACAGCACCACCAGAAACGCTAGAAACAGTGTAGGAAGCTGGTGTTTGATATACGCCACCAACTACAGTCACTGTGTCGTTTACAGCGTACCCTGTGCCGCCTGACGCTATTGTTTGGCTAAGAACTGTTGAATAACCCAAAGCTGTGATGATTGTGCCTGGCGTTACAGTAGTACCTTGAATAGTTTGACCTGGATATAAAGTTCCAGAACTAACTGCTGATACGGTCAATGTTTTAGCAGACATAGAACCAGTAAATGTGGCCGCTACTGCTGCACTGTTTAAGTTTCTTGATGAAACGCTTTGACTTATGTTAACTGTATATGTGCCAACGCCACCTGTACCAGTTCCTAGTGCTGTAATAACTGTTTCTGCTGTTACGCCAACGCCATATAAGCTTTGACCTGCAGAAATAGTGCCTGACTTCATGGATGTTACTGTCAAAGTAGTTCCAGAAATAGAACCAATAAAATGGGCTGAAGCAGGGTTAGATATACGCCATGTGTAACGATTTGAACCATCAACAATGTAAACGTTTACACCGTTGTCAGTAATGCCAACAATGCCTGATGATGTATTTAATTCGCCAACAATTGTAGGTGTAAGGTCTGATGTCAAAACATACACGTATTGACCGCATACAGCCACTGTATATTCACCGCCTGAAACAGTACGCAATCCACGTACTTCAGCATCATTAAATAATGTAGCTACAACAGTTAAGCCAGGTGTTGGATATAACGCTACAACGCCTCTTTCACCAGGTGCTTTTGTAGGGTCAATTTCACATCTAAAATTAATACATTCCTGTGCATCTTGATAGATGGAAGGTGCTTCGTAAGAAGGGCCAACAAATCCAAATTCAGGCATTTTTTACCTTTAATTAAAGAAGCCACCAGTAAGAATCCATCCTGCATCTTTTGCTTTGCTTTGCAACATAGCATCAGGAAATCTAGCAGTCTGCATCGGTTTCATGTTTGTACGTTTTAGCGTAGATTTGGCTTGTGCAGCAAACCCTTGAATCATAGCAATCTGTACTTGATTGTTTTTACCGTACATAGGCATCAAACGTTCAGCTAAACACCAACGCAATGCCATTGAATAGCCCTGTGGAAGGGTTACATCATCATCTACAGACGCATAGTTTCTAAACAATGTTTGTGCAAATAAGTGAACTTCACCTTGTGCTGGATTTGGCCACAAAAACAAGTTACCAGAATCTTCGTTAGGGTTAAAGTACAAAGCTTTAGGCCATGGACCATTTAATGTTTTAAGTCCAATAGCGTTGTAATCATCTACGTTTAATACGGCAATTTGGTAATCCAAGCCACCGTTAGTAATAGGCTGACCGTTAGAAGTAGTATTGATACGTACATAAGCACTGTCAATTCCTAGTGGTTTTTGATAGTAAGCTTGAATATTTTGTGATGCAACAGTTCCTAAATTAGCATTTAATAGGTATGTGCCCATGTAGTTAACTTGGCCGCCAGCACCTGTAATGCTTTGAAGAATCTTTGTGCCTTCTGGGATGCCAGTTCCTGTCAAATATTGACCTTGAAGAACTGCACCAGACAACAAGTTAGTTACTGTAAGAACGTTTCCAGATATAGAACCTGTAAATTGTGCCCCAATAAAATTAGGTGACGCATGATTAGGACCAATTGTGTACTGAACTTGACCTGCAATGACTGGGAAAACGATTTCAGATATGTTGAAAACCATCATATCTTCGTTTGACCATTGGTCAATCATGTCATTTAACATGTCTAAGCCATCTTTGACGGCATCAGCACTAGCAGGTTCACCAGCTTCTAAAGCACCAATGTCTTTTAATGCACGGCTGATTAAGTCTAATGGCGTAGTCATTTTTTATCCTAATGTAAAAGTACCAGCTAACCAAGGAAATTCTGCTTTTTGCGGAACAACTGGAGGCGTTACTATTTCATCAATTTTACTCTGAACAATAGCTTCTTGACTAGCAACACCTTCTTCTGTGAGGACTTCTTTTACCCATTTAACTAAAGTGCGTTCTTCTAACGTTTCAAAAGCAACAAATTGTTCTGCTGGATTAGCTGGGTCAAACGCTACACGGCCATTTGTTGAGGCTGTAACGTCACCGTTTGTGCCAGTTAATGTAAATCCTAGTTCAACAACATAGTTAGGCTGTGGCTGTTGAAGCACTAAAATATTTTTAATTTCCCACTTAAATTCTG